TAGGCGATGTACATTACCGAGGCGCAACTGGCGGAGATGCGGGCGGGGAGCTACGAGGCGCTGATCGACCAGATCGAGCGGGCGGCGAGCGCGGTCCTGCGGCGCCCCGTGCGGGCCATCGCGACGTGGGCGGATCGCGCGGTCGTTGTGGATGACGCAGAGCAATTTGTGCGCGTGGACTATGCCTGCGCGGACGGCGTGGTTGCGCTGCGGGGGCACGCGCCCTACGCGGTGGCGGCGCTGGGCGAGGCCGAGGTCCCGCGCTACGTGGCGGGGCAGGTGCGGGCGCTCGTGCGGGACGTCGCGGAGGGGCGGTGCGCGGGCCCCGAGTCGCGCACGCGCATGCGCGACCTGGCCCACCTCGTCGAGGCGGGGGAGCGCTACTGGCTCGTGGATGTGGTGGCCGAGATCGAGGCGGCGCAGGATGCGGCATGGCAGCGCTGGTACATGGCGGATGCGGAGCGCATCCGGCGGCGCATGTGGGGCGAGGTGCGGGCGCGCGAGGCGCGCGTCCCCGATCCGGGGCTGTTTGTGGGGCGCCCCGACGCGGGGATCCCGGTGGGGGAACTACGGATGGCGGTCGAGGGGCTCAAGGCAGCGTATGCCCAAATCCTTGACGAGGGCCGATCCGTGCGATTTGATAGGGGCGAAGCGGACCTGGACGCCATCAGGAGTTCGTTGATCGGCGAGGCGGAGGCCATGGTGGCCGCGCTCACACGTGCCGAACGGTTGATGCTGGAGGACGTCCCACGGGATGTCGCGCGGATGGCAAGGGCGCATGGGACGTGCGCGGAGCGGGCCAGGCACATGATGATCGTCGCGGGCTACCTCGCAGGGCGGGGCCGCGACCCCAACGAACAAGGAGACGGCGACGATGGCACAGCGGATCATTGACAGCACGTTTGAGCAGGACATGGCGGCCCTCGGGCTCTCGACGATGGTCGAGGACCAGCGCACCCTCGCGGGCATGAATGTCCTCACCGAGGACAGCGTGATGGGCGGTGGCGTCAAGCGCCTCGACACCATCGCGGTGAGCGGCCAGGCGCAGACCGAGGCCCACGACCCGATCGAGGGCCCCGTGGTGACGCGCGAGCTGTTCAACCGGATCGCGGCCCTCCCCTTCGAGAACATGAGCGTCGAGGATCTTGATGCGCTGCTCGAGGAGCTGGGCAAGAAGGACCTGCCTGAGGGCGACGCCGCGTTGACGGCGCGCGCGCAGGAGGTCGTCGAGATGCTGCTGCGGACGAAGGGCAAGCTCGAAGAGGGCATGGCCTTCCGCACCTTCGGGGCGAAGAGCGGCCGGATGACCACGAAGCACCGCCGCACGGGCACCAAGGCCCGCATGGCCAACCTCAAGGCGAAGAAGCGCCGCAAGACACACAAGACCCAGGACAAGCGCGCGGACATAAAGCGTGAGGCGAAGGCCTGGTACAAGAATGTGCAGAAGATCCGCGCGGCCAAGCTGGGCAAGCGCGGCAACAAGCTTGCGGCCCGGATCGCGGCCAAGCCCTTCCGCAAGCTCCTCGGCGCCGGCAAGCGCGGCCCCGTGGGCGGCTTCGGTAGCCTGGGCGCCTCGGCGGACAGCGAGATCGCGAACGACCTCCGCAGCGTGCTCCATGAGAGCCGCGTGCAGGCCGGGACGCGGGCCGAGATCGTGGAGCGCCTGAACAACATCTTCACCCTCATGGCCGAGATGTACGACTCCCCCGAGGTCGATGCCGTGCTCGAGGAGGCCCTGATCCCCGTGATCGAGCGCGCCAACGCGGGCACCTTGGTCGAGGACGCCCTGAACGAGGACGAGTTCGTGGCCACGCTGGCCCCGTGCTTCAACCTCGTGACGCGCATCATGGAGTCGATCGAGGACGGCGAGGTCGACTTCGACTACCTCGGCGAAGAGGGCGACGACGAGGACGACGAGGACGAGTCGGGAAACTGACGCGGGCTGGCCTGTTAGAGGGCCCGCAGTGGAAGGGACGGACGGCCGGTCAGCGGCAGGCGCTCATGGGAGTGCGGCCTGCTGACCGTGTCTTTCGCTTGACCGACCGCGGGCCGCGTAAGACCAGCCGGCGGGTGCGGTTCGGGCAGGTGGTACGGATGGCGCTCCGGCGCGAGGCCGGGCTGAAGAAGGGGACGCGATGAGCGGCAAGCTGCTGACTGAGACGATCACCACGACGTTCACCCTGACCGAGGACAAGGGCACGGGCAAGCTCGTGGCGCGCGGCGAGTTTGGGCGTTACGACACCCCGACGCAGAACGGGCGGCGCTATCCCAAGGCCATCTATGAGCGCGAGGTCAAGAAGCTCCAGGAGGACATCAAGCGGCGGCGCGTGCTGGCCGAGCTGGATCATCCCTGCCTGACCTCGGACGACTTCCGCGTGCTCACGGCGAGCGGGTGGAAGCCCTTCCGCGAGGTTGCGGTGGGGGATCGCGTGTGGTCGCGCGTGGATGGCAAGGCGGTGCTTTCGACGGTTGAGGGCGTTGTCGACCAGCCCTATAGCGGGCCAGCTTACCACGTGAAGGGGCGCTCGATCGAGGCGACGTTCACGCCAGCGCACCGCTTCCTGCTCCAGCACCAGCCCCGCAAGGGGAAGGCGGGCAAGGAGCACTACGCGACGATCGCCGAGATCGTCGCAGCGCCAGGTAAGTACGCCAACTATGCCATCCCGAAGACGGCGAGCTGGAGCGAGGCCGAGGCCGCTGTCGATGTGATCGTTCCGGCAGCAGAGGGGAGCGCGCGGTTTAAGAACGACGTGGCGCAGCCCCTGCGTATGAATGCCAACCTGTTCGCGGCTTTCATGGGCATTTACCTGGCCGAGGGGCACTGCACACCGGACACGACCGACAACTATGGCGTGTTCATCTCGCTGACGACCCCGTGGGTGCGCGAGTATGTGAAGCAGGAGATCCTCGATCGCTTTCCGGTCGAGCTGGTGTGGCACGAAGAGCAGCACGGGTTCTATCTGTCTGACAAGCGGATCTATCAGTACCTGAAGCCGCTGGGGGACTGCTACTCGCGCCATATCCCCGAGGGCATCAAGGCGCTGGGCGAAGACGCCCTGCGTGAGCTGGTGTTTTGGTTTGGGATTGGCGATGGGCGCATGGTGCATGCGCACAAGAAGGATGCAGCGCTCGAAGAGCAGGGCATTACGCACAAGCAGGCGTGGGCCACAGCGCTGCGCGAGTCGAATGCGACCTACACGCGCAAGGATGTGTTCTCGGTATCGGAGCGCCTGATTCGGGATCTTCATGAGTGCACCGTGCACTATGGCGGGGCAGGCACGATTTCCAAGATCGACCCGGATAAGGACTATGAGTACGCGGGGCACACGATCAAGGCCGAGAATAAGGTGCCGCTGTATCAGCTGCACCTGAGCAACTCGGAGAACATCTGGCTTGATCCGCGCTTCCTCGGCATCGAAGAGGTTCACCATGAGGGTAATATTTATTGCCTGACGGTGACGCACGGAAACTTCTACTTAGAGCGCGAAGGCAAGTCGTTCTGGACGGGAAATAGCGATGGCAAGACTATGCTACAACGCGCGGCGGCGCTGATCACCGAGGCGGCCATCGCTGACGATGGCCGCGTGTTGGGCGCCGCGGAGATCCTCGATACGCCGAACGGCCGCACGCTCGCGGCGCTGATCCGCCACGGGGTGGAGATCGGCGTTAGTTCGCGGGGCTTTGGGAGCACGAAGCCGAGCGAGAGCGGGGACGGCGAGGACGTGTGTGAGGACTACAACCTCAAGACCTGGGATTTCGTGGCGGACCCCGCCATGAAGTCGGCGTACCCTGAGATCTTTAATGAGGACGTGAACACGCCCTACGCGACCGATGCCCTGCAGGCGCAGATCCCCGAGGCCCTGGCGGCCCTGGAGGAGGGCCTGATGGAGCGCGCGCTGGCGAAGGCGCAGGCGACGCTCCAGGCAGCGGCGAGCACGGACGTCGAGGCGGCGGTGGCGGCGGCCCGTGAGGAGGAGCGCGAGCGCTTCGAGCACGGGCTCATCGAGGCCCTGCAAGGGCTGCGGGCCGAGGTGCGGGCCGAGCTGCGCGAGGAGGCTGAGGCAGACGGCGCGGGCGCCGTGATGGCCACGGTGGCGCAGCTCCTGCGGCCCTACCTGCCGACGGTCCCCGAGGACCACGTGGCGGCGGCCCTGCAGGCCCAGCGCGCGGAGATCACGGGGCTGCGCGAGCAGGCGGAGGCCTATCGCGGGGTGGCCCGCGAGGCGGGCTACCAGCTCTTGGCGGAGCGCCTCGTGGCGGGGCACCCCCACGCGGCGATGGCGCGCGAGCTGCTGGCCGATGCTGGGCTATTGGAGGACGAGGCCGAGGTGCGCACGCGCGTGCGTGGCGTGCTGCGGCAGCTAGAGGTGCTGCCCCCTGCCCTCAACCCGCTGGCCGAGGCCACGCGGCGCTGGGAGGGCGAGCGCAAGCGGCTCTTCGCGGAGTCGAAGGAATTGCACGGGAGACTGGCCGAGAAGCAGATGCAGTTGAAGCTGGCTGTTGAAGGCGGCGAGGGCCTGGAGGCGCGCGCACGGGGATCCGAGCAGCGCGTTGCCACGCTACAGCGGGATCTGGCCGAGGCGCGGGCCACGGCGGACCTCGCGGCGTACAAGGCCGAGAGCGTCGCAGGGTTGACGAACGGGCGTGAGTTGATCGGGTTGCTAGAGGGCGTTGCGAGCACAGATGAGGTCGATCGGCTGGTGCGGCAGCGGGGACGGACGACGATGGGCGACGGGCAATTGGAGCGCATGCGCGCGCAATTGACGCGATCCCAGGCGCGGCCGGCGACGCTGGAGGAGGAGGCCGTGGCCCCACGCGGGGCAGGCACGGCGGGCGCGGGCGACTTGGCCGACTTCGGCCTGGACCCCGCAATGATGCGGCAGCTCTCCGGCCTGTCATGAGGGCAGGCGCGGGGCGCGGCGTCCCAACAACGACCTAGATCGCAACGAGAGGAACTGACCCATGGAAGCTCGCAACATCCTGACCGAGAGCGGTGGCAAGACCGTCGCCGACAAGTCCTATGTCTCCCAGCTCAGCCGCAAGTGGGGCCAGCTGCTGGAGGGCACCGACGGCGTGCGCAACCCCTACACCAAGGGCGTCGCCGCCATCCTCCTGGAGAACCAGGCCACGTACATGAAGAACCTCAGCGAGGATGCGCTGAGCACGAACGTCGGCTCGTTCACCAAGTACATCTTCCCGGTGCTGCGCCGGGTGTTCCCCAACCTGATCGCCAACCAGATCACGAGCGTGCAGCCTGGACTTAGCGTTCAAGGGCTGGTGATAGCGTAAGCTGTCATGAGAAAACCGGGTGAAATGCTGGAACCCCTGAGAGCCCCTGGCGCTACAACGTGGCTGGAAACGGCGGGCGTGAATGCAGAAAAGTCCAGTGGATTGGGCAATCAGCAGCCAAGCCTCGCAGTGATGCGGGGAAGGTCCAACGACTAGGGATAGTAGACTGATGACTCAGAGGAAGCACATGGCGAGTTCGGTAGTGTGCCAAGGATGCGGTCGAGAGTTCGGCATCATTCAACAGGCACACGTGTCTCGCTGTGAGGAACTTCACCAGCTTGGGATTACAACTCGTGCTCAGTATCGCGAGCGTTTTGGACAGACAATGAGTCCTGATGCGTTGGCGATTAGTGTGAATCGCATCTCCGGAGTAAATGCTGCGCTTACTGATGAAGAGCGCAGTGAAAAGGCAAAGATTGCCTATCTATGTGCGATTGACAAACATGGCAAGCATGAGTTGAGCAGCATTGGCGGCAAGAAGGGCAGCAAGATTCGCTGGAGCGATCCAGCAAAACATGCTCAGCAGTCAGTGTGGACGAGCAATATGAATGCTCGTGGATCTATGGCTCAAAAGCCTAACAAGCTGGAATTAAAATTCTGGGACATGATCGGTCGAGACCGTATTGAGTTCGCGAGTTTTGTTTTCTGGAAGACGATCGTTGAAGCGCGCGGTGTAAAACACATCACGCCTGATTTTCGTGTTCCAGGGACAATGCGTATGATTGAAGTGTATGGAGACTATTGGCACTGCAACGACAACCCGAAGGATCGTGTTAATCTTTGGGAGTCGGTTGGCTGTGAGTGCATAGTTGTCTGGGAGCACGAAATCAATGCGCATGACTCGGTGATGCTTGAGAAAGTCGAGGCTTTCATCAGTGGAATTCCCCAAGAGTGCCCGGCCCCAACCGCAGATCAGGTTGGGTGGTGATATAGTCTGACCTCTCGGGAAACCGAGAGAAGCATGGGATAAAGAACCCATGCGATAACAACGTGTTGAGCGCTCCCGTCGGCGCGGTCTTCACCTGGGATTACAAGTACGAGGGCCGCAAGGGCTCGAAGATCCCGGCCAACGGCATCGCGGACCTGCCCTACCAGCAGGGCTACGACGGCGAGCTGAGCGCGGGCGACGCCCTCATCCGCAACTTCGCGAAGAACTACGCCTCCGAGTACGTTGACTACGACGTGTTCTGCACGGATACCGGCGCGGCCACGGGCACCCTTAACCAGGGCTCGGGCAACTGCCGCATCCCGGCTTGGAAGCCGATCCGCACGCCGGGCACCAGCGGCCAGCGCACCTTCTCGGTGAAGCTGTACTACCGCACGGTCGAGGCGGGCAGCGAGAACAAGGTCGCCACCCTCGACCCGACGGGCGGCTCCACGGCCCTCACCGACAACCATGGCAATGCCGTCGGCACCTTCGTCGCCTCCACGGGCGCCTGGACCCTGACGCCGAAGACTTCGGCGGGTGCGGGCTGCAACTTCTCCGCGAACCACGTCATCTATGCCCAGTACTTCGTGAACTGGGAACTCGTGAACACGACCTCTGGTGCCGCGGTGCCGGGCGTGTCCATGGACATGGCCATGTCGACCGTGACGGCCGAGGCCTACAAGCTGCGCGCCAGCTGGTCGCAGGAAGCCATGGACGACCTACGCGCCCTCCACGGCCTCAACATGGAGGCCGAGCTGGTCGCCGGCCTGAGCAACGAGATCGCCCTGGAAATCGACCGCAAGGTCATCACGGACCTCGTGGCGGGCGCCGCCCACCAGGCGACCTTCAGCTACAGCGCGACGGTGCCGGGCGAGATCGAGAACATCCGTTCGCTCCTGACCCAGATCGACGCGGTGGCCGCGAAGATCCACAAGTCCACGCTGCGCGCGCCGGCGAACTTCATCGTCGCCAGCCCGGCCGTCGTGTCGCTGCTCAGCCAGCTCACGAGCCACAAGGACTTCGACATGGGGGCCAGCCAGATCGTGCCCCCGAGCTACGGGCCGCTCACGAGCGACTACGGCATCCAGATGGTCGGCACGATGATGCGGAAGTTCACGGTCTACCAGGATCCGTTCCTGGACGACAACAAGGTGCTCGTCGGGCTCCGCGGTGCCAACTTCCTCGACGCGGGCTACGTGTTCGCGCCGTACATCCCGCTGCAGGTCACCCCGACCTGGCAGGACCCGCACACCTTCACCTTCAAAAAGGGCTTCGCCTCGCGCTTCGCCACCAAGCTGCTCCGCCCGGAGTACTACGGCGTCGTGACCGTCAGCGGGCTCCCGACCGTGACCTCGAACTTCTGAGCCATCCTCGCGCCATTGCGGCGTGATTCCCCCTCGTTTATTCCAGCCTACCGGCCCGCCCCCGCGAGGGGGTGCGGCGCGTGCTTGTTAGACAAGGCGCGTGGGGGCGGCTATAGTGGGCAAAGACGCAGGCCCTACGCGGGGCGCATGACGAGGAGCGGTTGTGATGAAATACAAACTGGCTGAGGGGGTCAAGGCGCAGTCGCTTGCGGTACACGTGCAGGAGACGCGGCCGGGGCTTTCCTATGCGGTGACGGTGCGCAAGGACGTCATGGTGCGGCCCGGCGAGGTCGTGGAGACCGCGTACGATCTGGGGCAGTGGGTCCAGGCGGGGCTGCTGGTCGAGGTGTACGATGCGGCCGCGCAGTTCAAGGCGGCCGTTGTGGCGGTCGTGCCCCTGGCTACGCCAGCGCTAGCCCCGGAGTCGGAACCAGCTCCGGAGCCGGAACCAGCCCCAGCGCCGGAGCTGGAGTCCACGCCGGTTGTTGAAGCGGCGCCTGAGGATGTCGCGAAGGCGGCTCGGGCTGCGCGGCGCAGGAGCTAGGCGATGGGGCGCAGGCGCCTAGATGGGGCGGTGGCGGCGGCCACCCTGGGTGCGGGGGAGCGCGTGACCGTGGTGACGCGGCTCGGGTACCCCGTGGCGGAGGGCGTGGTCGAGATGTCCTCGCCCGTGGGCCTCGTGGTGCGGGGCGGCAACGGGGCGGGCTTCTTTCGGGAGGACGTCTACCTATTCCTCCCGCGTGCGCCTGAGGGGGACGTGCCGCGCCACCTTTGGGTGGACCGCGCGGTGCTGCGCGAGCAGAGCGCGAAGGAGACGCCGGAGGGCGATAGCCCGGTGTCGGCGGAGGATCTCCCGACGGACATCCAGCAGGCGGTGTCCCCGCAGGCCCAGTTCGGCGAGGACGGCGTGCAGCTCGTGCTCGCGGCCGTGGGCGAGGCGGCGATGGGCGCCCTCAAGCGGGGCGGCGCGCCGGCCGAGGACCTCTACGGCATCGTGGACAACATCCAGAAGGCCGTGATGGGCGTCGTGGGCAAGTACGCGGAGGCGGCGGCCAAGGTCGCGGACGAGGCGGCGCAGGCCGCGGCGGATGCGGCGGGGGATGAGGAGGCCGAGGCGGAGGGCGCGGGCGACGAGGAGGCCGAGGCGGAGGGCGCGGACGCGGAGGGTGCTGTGACCGATGCGGCGGCGGCAATGGACGCGCTGGGCGCCCAGTAAGGAGCCTCGATGGCACTCACCGAGCAGGCCGTGCACGACTACATCAAGCGCAAGCTCGGCGACGGCGTGGTCTGCGTCGAGTTGACGGACGACCAGCTCGCGGACGCCGTGATGCGCGCCTCCCTGTGGCTCCAGCAGTGGGTGGGGCACCAGAAGGCGACGGTGATCACGTTCACCAACGGCTCGGAGGTGGATCTGCCGGTGGACTGCGAGGTCCCCGTGGACGTTGTGTTCGAGGCGCAGAGCGACAGCCTGTTTGACATGTTCCGGTGGGCGGGCGTCGAGGTGAACGCGACGGATCTCATGGCGCTGTCCCCCAACCAGGGCTACGTCGACATCGCGCAGCGCATGCAGTACCTAGAGCTGGGCAAGCGGTTGCTGAGCGCGGAGCGCGCGTGGGATTACGACCGGGCGCGGCGCAAGCTGATCGTGAGCCCGGCCCCGGCGAGCGGGGAGCGCGTGATGGTGTTCTACCTGGCCACGACGATCGCGCTGAGCTACCTCAAGGGCTACGAGCAGCAGCTGCTCCTCGACTACGCGCTGGCGCAATCCATGGAGACGCTCGGGTACATCCGCACGAAGTTCGCGGAGATCCCAACGGCGAGCGGGTCGACGAGCATGAACGGGGACACGCTGCTGAGCAATGCGCAGCAGCTGATCGACAAGTGCGAGGAGAAGGCGCGCCAGCTGGCGCCGCCGATCCCGCTCTTTATGGGATGACGACACTGCGCATGCGCATGCGCGGGGCGAGGTGCGACCATGGTATTGCCGGTGCATGATTGGATGGGCGATGTGGACGCGGCCTACGCGGCGCTGCCCCCGGACGTCCGGGCGGCCCTCGGGGATGCGGTGGCCCCGGTGCCGCGTGCGGAGCGGGGCGGCCCGAGCCGCCTCTTGCAGGAAGTGCCGGACGCGCCCCAGAGCGACCAGTTCTGGCACGGCGACAACAAGCTCGTGCAGGCGAAGCCGATGCCGAACTTGCAGGGCAAGTGGGCGGACGGCGAGCTGGTCTTCCGCTTTCCCACGGGGCAGCAGGCCGAGGTGCTCTACAGCACGGCGCTGATCTGGCTGCTGCCGGGGCAGGTGCAGCTGTCGCTGGTGCCGGAGACCGAGCAGTACTCGGTTCACGTGATGCCGGCGGTGCTGCGGGATCGCCCGGACGTGGTGCAGCGGCTCACCGCGCTGGCCAAAGACCTGCTCGACGCATAGGGGGCGCGGCGTGCCGATCAAGTGCCGGGGCGCGGAGGACGCGGCCTACCTCAAGAAGCTGGAGGCCGAGCGGCAGGCCATGACGGGTCCGACGGCGGAGTACTACCGCCTGAACCGTGGGGCCCACGTGGACGCGCTCTACAACGAGCCGAGCGACCCCGTGTACGGTGGGGGGCCCGCGCCGGGCCGCGAGGCCTGGGGCTGGTTCGCGCCCTTCGACGTGGTGTGCCTAGTCGAGTACCAGGAGAGCGAGAACCGCGAGCCCAGCGTGCGCGAGGAGGGGCAGGAGGTCGAGTACGACGCGATCCTGCGCGTGGCGGCCCTCGCCTGGGAGCAGGCGGCCCCTATGGGCGCGACGCCCAAGGAGGACGACGTGGTGGCGGTGTTCGAGCACTACTGGGACGTCGTGAAGGTGGGCCGCAGCGGGAATGTCCTGGACACGCCGACGACGGTGGCGTGGACGATCAACGTCAAGCGGCGCGAGCACTTCGCGCCGGAGCGCCGCCTGCCGTAGGGCGGGCGCGGACAGGGGCGCAGTGTGGCGGTTGTTGCGCGCTTCGGCTTCGGGACCGACGCGGAGGAGGCCATCCCAGTGGCCTGCCTCTCGAGCGATGCCGTGGGCGACTGCCTGGCGCTGCGTGACGTAGCGACCGGGACGGGGCGCTGGCGCGTGACGCGGGCGGATCCCACACAGGGGACGCGGATGCCCGCGATTGGGGTGTTGATTCGCAAGAATACACCGACGACGGGGATCATGCAGCGTGTGGGGATGGTGCGCGGGCTCTACAGTGGGCTCAATCCGGTGCGTCTCGTGTGGGTAGGGCTCGATGGGCGCCCCACGCAGACGTGTCCTGGTTCTTACGTTGCAGCGGTAATTATCCAGAGAATCGGTGCACCGGTAGCGGGGGACGTGCTATTTTTAACGGGTGAAATGGGACAATTGACGCAGCGGGCCATTATGCAAAGGTGACAACGTCCCCGACGTGACGGGCGTCTGGGCCAACAGGAGGCCGTTATGCCAGATAAGCGATTCGAGTTCTTCAATCCGACGCACCATTTCAGCGATGATCCCGACGCTTCGGCGGCAGCCCAGACGATGCTGTTCGAGGTGCCCAACGTGGGCGGCAAGCTGGCCATCGAGGTCGCGGCCGTGGCGGCCAGTGTCCTCACGGGCGGGACGGGTGCCTTCGTGCTGCAGCTTAAGGGGGAAAAGGCCCGCAAGTTTGTGCCCTCGCGCGTCGTGGCCACGGGCCTGACCGTGGGGACGGGCGATGCGGAGGTCTCCGTGGGCACCACGGTCAGTGGGGTGGACATCCTTGCGGCGACGGCGCTGACGGGCGTCACGGCGGCGGGCAAGAGTCTTCCCCTCGCTCCTGTCGCCGGAGTCAAGCCCGCCATCGCGGGGGATGCGGTGCTGTACGGTACGGTGACGAGCGCGGACACCACGGCGACAGCGCGCGTGATGATCACGGTGGAAGGCACGCTTGTTGGTTGACGCTGATATGCCTAGTGTTGTGGCAAGGGAAATAGTGGATGACATGGGTTGAAGGTTGTGTGCGAGCACGTTGAAGGAGGTTGTGATGCCGAGGAAAGATAGTCTAGCTAAGTTGGCGAAGCGGGTGAAGTTGTTCCCGACGGTGGGGGGCGCGAAGACCGATGCCGATCTGGTCGGACGGGTCAGTGATGTGCTGCCGGTGCTAGAGCCCACGTTGCCCCCCGATGCGGCGGACTTCCCGCCGATTATGGGGGGGATCGTGGACCACGTGCGCGTGTTGCGGTTGGCCTATGCCCAGATGGTGGTGGAGAAGTTGCAGTCGCAACAGACCGCGTACACGCTATCTTTTGATAGTCAGATCCGGGAGCTGACGCAGCGCCGGACGACGACGCTGGCGCAGTTGGTACAGGAGATGGCGCGGGCGAAGGAGGCGTACCTGGGGGTGCAACAGGACATCGAACGCGCCTATGGGATCGTCTTGAGTGAGTACACGTTCAACCCCGATGTGGGGACGTTGAACCGAATCGTGGATCCGTCGAAAAACATGGACGGGCACCGTGCGGAGACGCCGGAGGGTCGCTCGTCATAGAGGCAACGTGCCGCGTGCCGCTGCCAAGGGAGTTGCATCATGGCAAACATCTATGTCCTGAAGCTGCATGCGGATGGGTATCCGTCCGAGTTGGATCCCACCACGGTGGGGTCAGACATCCTCCAACTGCCGAGCACCACCTTCGAGGGGGACATCAACCTCGGCGGTAACGAGATCAGGAACATCTCGAACCCCACCGAGGGCGACTCGGCGGTCAACAAGAGCTACGTGGATGCCATCGCCTCGGGGCTCACGCCCCATGAGGCGGTCATCGTCAAGACGCCCGCCGAGTTGACGAGTTACGTGTCGGGGGGCGGCACCGGCTTCGGGCACACCTTGACCGCGCCGGACTTCACCGTGGCGCACAACACCATCGACAGCTTCCTGCTGACCACGGTCGGCCAGCGCGTGTTGGTCTCGATGCAGGGCGGCGACGATGCGACGGCGCACAAGGACAACGGCGTGTACCGTGTGTCTGCGCTGGGCAACGGCGTGGACGTGGCCTTCCAGTTGACGCGTACCACGGACGCCGATCAGGCGGCGGCGGGCGAGATGGAGACTGGCCTGTACGTGTTCGTCACGGACGGCAGCACGCTCAAGAACACGGGCTGGACCCTCGTGACGCCGACGCCGATCACGATGGAGACCACCGCGTTGAAGTTCGCCCAGTTCAGTGGGGCGCCGGGCCTCACCTACGACCAGGGCCTCAAGCGCGATGTGAACAGCGTCTACATCGAACTCGACGGTGGGGCGGATGCCCAGAGCGCAGGTGCCCCGACGGCTTCGCGGAAGTCCGGCCTGGAGTTCGACGCGGATTCGGCGGCGGGCAAGCTGCGGGTCGCCGTGGCGGCAGCCGGTGGTTTGGCGCGCTACCAGACCTCGACCTACGGCCTCACGATCCTCGTGGACAACACGGACAGCGACGCCACCCTGGGGCTCACCTCCGACGGCGTGAAGGTGCTGGGCCTCCCCACGTCGTTCAGCATCGGCGGGACAGCGGTGGATCCGCTGGTCACGGCCGACAACCTGACCGAGTTGGTGGACGGCAGCTCGACCACGCTGCATAGCCATCCGGGCGCGGGCGAGTCCGAGCGCGTGGAGTACGACTTCGTCGCCGATGGGGCCATCGCCCTGGGCGATCCGGTCTACCTCACCAGCGCGGGCAAGGTGTCCAAGGCGCGGGCCGATACCGACGCCAAGGCGTTCGCGTGCGGCATCGCGCACCTCGGCGGGGCGGATGGGTTTACCTGTCCCGTCGTGTTCGATGGCATTGCCAAGGCGGTCTTCTCGTCGAATCAGACGATGGGCGACCGCTGGTACGTCGCGGCCACGGGCGGCCTGACCAAGGTCGTACCGGGCAGTGGCAAGCACGTCATGCAGATGGGCTTCACCTGTGCGGTGCGAGATTTCGCCTTGCAGAAGCAATATATGGGCAAGAAGGCGTAATCATTCGCGTTTTCGCGTTCACGTTTGCCCACCTTTGATAAAACATCGGTTCCTTCTAGCCAATTGTTCGGTGCCGCTTAGTGGGTGTGTATAATGCTCCCAGAGGCGTGCTCATCCTACCAGGGATAGCGAGGGATAAACGATGGCCAAGGATCGCGTTCAACCGTTGAAGCTGGAGGATCCCGGCACGGGGGGCGTGGAGACGGACTTCGGGCCGACCTCGACGGATCCTAGCGAGGACTACCTCGACGCGCACGGGGTCACCATCCAGAGCACGACCTCGGACGATGAGGACGTGTGGATCGGGCGGGCCGATGGGACGGATGACATGCTCTTCGCGGACAAGGTGGCGGGGGGGCCATACACGCTGACCCAGTTGTTGCAGGGGGAGGCCAGCGCGTTCGATCCGGGGATCTTGATTATTACGACGTGGGGCGGGCTGGTGTATAACAATCAAGGCCGGTTCATCGTGAAGAAGGAGCCGTGATGCCGAGTACCTCGCTCCATAAAGACCTCATCCCCGAGCAGATCCATGCGCCGCTGTCGTTCGCGTACACGGACACGGCCACGCGGGAGGGCGCGACGGGCCTGCTCCCGGCCGACGTGGGGAAGTTCGCCCGCCAGCTCGATGACAACTCGGTGTGGATGCTGGTGGATGACAGCCCGGTGACGTGGGCGACGGTGAGCGGCCAGGGGATCACGGTGGACCAGCACAAGGCGCTGCGCCACCTGATACATTTTATCGACCATGGCCCCGCCGACGGCTTCGCCAGCGGGGCATACCGGGAGATGACGGGGACGGTGTTCCCCACGGCGATCGTCTGGTACGACCAGGCCGGGGTGGGGAAGAAGAAGATCGTGGAGAAGCTGACGACGTGGACCGGGGTGAACCCGACGACGATCACCTGGAAGATGTACGATGCCAGCGAGACCTTGTTGGTGACGGTCAGCGATACGGTGTCCTACTCGGGCGTGTTCGAGACCTCTCGGACCCGCGCGATCAGCTAAGGGGTAAAGCATGGGCGACTCACCTGCTTCGATTTTACACAACACGTCGGGGACCGAGATCGCGACGGTCGCCAATCCTGTGCGCGTGGATCCGACGGGGACCACGACGCAGCCGGTGTCGGCCACGGCGCTGCCCCTGCCGACTGGAGCCGCGACCTCGGCGAAGCAGCCTGCCCTGGGGACGGCGGGCTCGCCTTCGGCCGATGTGCTTTCGGTCCAGGGCGTGGCCAGTGGGACGCCCCAGCCGGTGTCCGATGGCGGGGGGTCGATCACCGTTGATGGGACTGTGACAGCGAACGCAGGCACGGGGCCGTTCCCGGTGTCGGACAACGGCGGGAGTCTCACGATTGATGGCGCGGTGACGGCGAACATCGGTACGTCAGGATCGCTCGCATTGGATGCCACGCTCACGGGGGGGACGCAGAAGGCTGTCGTGCGGGGTGGGGCCAAGGGGACGACGGTAGCGGCGGATGTGACCTCGACGGCGGAAGGCGCGGACCACCAGGCCCTTGATGTGCAGATCATGCACGGCGGGGCGGCCAAGGATCCCACGCAGGTGCGGGCGCTCACGTCGGCGGACGTGGTGACGGCGGCGCAGGGGACGGCGGCGGCGGCGGCGGGGGGCTGGCCCGCCAAGGTCACCGATGGCACCAACGTGGCGGCGGTCAAGGCGGCCTCGACGGCGGCGGTGGCAGCGGATCCCGCGTTGGTGGTCGCCGTGTCGCCGAACAACACCCCGGTATTGCCCAGTGGGGCCGCGACATCGGCGCTACAGGGTACGGGCAACACGTCGCTGAGTAACATCGACGGGAAGCTGGCCACGCTGGGGCAGAAGGCCATGGCGGGGTCGGTGCCCGTGACGCTGGCGTCGGATCAGAGCGTGATCGCCATGCGGGACGCCCCGGCGACGGCGGCGACGGTGGCGAGCGTGGCGGCGGCGGTGGCCGATACGACCTTGCTGGCCGCCAATGCGTCGCGCATGGGGGCGGCCGTGTTCAATGCGAGCACGGCCATTCTGTACCTCAAGTTGGGCACCGGGGCGAGCGCGGCCTCCTACACGGTGCGCATGACGCCCAACGCCTATTACGAGGTGCCCTTTGGGTATAGCGGGCAGATCAATGGGTACTGGGCGGCGGCGAACGGGGCGGCACTGGTGACGCAGGTGACGCAGTAGGATGGGGCTGCATCTTCCATATCCCGAGGCGGGGGGGATCATCAAGACGGCCTCGGCGCAGTTGGCGGCGAACACCACGACGACCTCCATCACCTATGTGGATCTGTTGACCTGTGCGATCACGACGGGGGGCAGCTCGCGGTTGGAGGTGTACGCAAGTTTTGCGACGAGCAATGCGGTGGACCGGGCCGGGACGGAGCAGGACTACTTCCAGATCACGGTGGATGCGACGGTGTTGGCGCAGGGCGGGAGCGAGCAGTGGCCGGTCACGGAGAGCGGGGCATTGTTCGCGGTGTCCGGGGTGTTGGCGGCGGGGGCCAAGACGGTGCGGCTCCAGTGGCGGACCACGACCGGTGGGACGTTGCGCTGTGCAGGTGGCACCATACTGACCCAGCCTGAGCATGCGTCCATCGTGGTCATCGAGACGAAGGGTTGATGTAGATGCCGCTCTTCCCAGATCTGCCGGTGTTGATCACGAAGACGGCGTTTACGGCGCTGGCGGTGGACCGGACGACCACGGTGACCAGTTATGAGAACCTGTTGACGCAGGAGATCCTGACGCAGGAGGGCAGCTTTCTGGTGATTCGCGCCTCGTTCTCGACCTCAGACAGCGCGTCGTTGTCTGCGCAAAACTCTTTCCGCGTTACGGTAGACGGAAACACCGTCGCTCTTGGGGGGGCTGAGATCTTCATGTGCATCCAGTCGGGGTCGATTTGCACGCTGGTAGGGCCTGTGACAGCGGGACCGCATACCGTGAATTTGGACTGGCAGACGGCGGCGGGGAACACGTTGCGGTGTCGCCCGGTGACGCAGGCCGAGCAGGCGTCGTTGGTGACGACCGAGGAGGCGTGAGATGCCGCTGAGCAATGCGCAGGTGGTGGATCCCAACGTGGTGCAGACGGTGAGCGCCGTGTTGGCTGTCGATAAGACCATCGCCTCGACCACGTATGCGACGGTGCTCTCGCTGAGCGTGACGACGTTGGCCAGCTCGAACCTCTTGATCTGGGTGAGCTACTGCATGACGTTCACGCCGAGTGCGACGAACGAGTACCGCTTGCAGTTGCGGGTGGACGGGACGGTGGTGTTGTTCGCGGGGGAAGAGGAGTTCGACATTGCACAGACCGGGTCCATGGTGCATCGGGCGGTCGCGCTGACAGCCGGGGCGCATACCGTGGACGTGCGGTGGCGCATTGGGGCGACGGGGGAGGGCACGTTGCGGTGTCGCCCGTCGGCGCCCCCCGAGGGGCTTTCCATCATTGCCATGGAGACGCGAGTCTAGGAGGAACGGATGGCCAGTTATGTGTTTTCGATTCAGGAGGATTTTCCCAATCACGCCGTGGCGTCCGACCGGCTCACTACCGAGATCGCGGAGAGCGCCATCGTCACCGCGCTGGACGGCATCAGCACGTCCGGGGACGTGTGCGACATCGTGTTCAAGGCGGACCTGTCGGTGGGGGATGAGGCGGTGCTGGAGGGGCTCGTCGCGGCACACAGCGGGGCGTCATGGCCCACCGTGACCGAGGTGCGCACGGCGGACGGGAAGCTGTACGTGTCCCCCGACATGTGGCCGCTAGGGACGCTGACCAACTTTACGGGCGCCGCCGATGACGTGCCTAACGGCGTCGTGGGCACCGACTCGCTGGCGTTCGAGTCGACGACCGTCGAGGACAACGTCAAGGCGTTCCAGTTCATTTTGACCAGTTACCTGGCCGGGGGCCACCTCCAGTACAGTGGGGCGGTATTTGGCGACTGGATCGACTTCACGAGCGTCGTGCCCGCGACGGCGGGCGTGTCGAATCCGGGGGCAGGCAACTACAACAAGGTGCCCGTGGGCGCAGGGGCGAACGTCTTCGTACCGGCGGTGCCAGGGTCGGGGAACTGGGATCTCGACCTGACCGCCAAGGAGAACGCCAACGTCGCGTTCACCAAGGTGCGGCCGGTGCCCGCGCCGGGGCTCAATGGGTACTTCGACCACAACATCGAGACGGGCGCGGTGACCGTCAATGCGACGGGCCATGGGGCGTACCACCTCTGCGATTATGAGGTGACGTTGGCGCGGTTCATTACGCGCGTGTCGATCATGGGGAGCGACCACTTCCCGTTGACGGTGCCCGCAGTGCGTCCGATCCTGATCCTGCCGCATTGGTTGCACCGCGTGACCGTGCACAATTCGACGGCCAAGACGTTGCAACTCGTGGCCATGCTCTACCGAGGGTTGGTCAATCCGTTGAGGTGATCATGGATGACGTGCGCATCGTGCTGACCGCCTCGCAGACGCCGCTGGGCGCGGTGATCCGGTGGATCACCCATAGCCCGGTGTCGCACTGCATGATCGAGTTCCCCGTGTGGGGGCGGCGCATGGTGGCCGAGGCCCGCATCGGGGGCGTGCGCATGGTGCCGTCCATTCGGGCGCGGCACCACGTGGTGGCCGAGTACCGCTGTCAGTTTGGCGCGCGGACGGGGCTCGCCGCGATCTCCGACGAGATGGGCAAGCGGTACGACTACGAGGGGCTGTTCGTGATCGCGTGGGTGCTGGTGCTCAAGGAGTGGTTCCGCGTGAAGGTGACGCGGCTCCGGTGGCGGACGGCGTCCGTGAAGTGTTCGGAGTTGGTGGCGATCTTCCTGCGGGCGGCGGGCGTCGCGGTCGCGGGGGAGTTGCCGCCAGAACTGACGACGCCCGAGGACATCCGGGACTTCTGCCGCGCGCACGGGGCGGACTTCGAGGCGATCGGGGAGGAGGCGTGATGCAATTTCGATGGGAGGGGGAGGACTACTGGTGGGAGATGCTGCGGCTCGACGAGCTGGGGCTCCCGGCGGCGTGGAACGTGGCGCTGCCTGACAAGCTGATGCACTTCCTGATCGTGTTCTTCCTCGGCTGGCTGCTCAGCCGGTGGCTGGGCAAAAATTGGGGCCCCCTCGCGGCATGGGCGGTGATGATGGGGCCGTGGGAGATCTTGTGGGACGGGTGCTTTCGGTACGGCGCGAGCTGGCGGGACATGATCGCGAATACGTTGGGCGGGCTCGCGATCTGGTGGTTGTTGCGCCAGCGGGGGCACATCGGCCAGCGGGGGCAGATCCCGCCAAGGAGAAAGCGCGCATGAGGACTATATGGGCATGGGCAAAGGATCACTGGCAGACGCTCACGGCGTCGGTGATGGGGCTCATGATGGGCCTTGTGATCATGCGGAGCGTGCGGCGGGCCCAGGCGCAGGTGTCCCCGCCCCCAGCGCCTGGGCCGTTGCCTGATCCCACGGCGGCGTTGGCGCCGATCAAGGTGGCCGAGGGGGCGTTAGATGCAGCCGATACGGCGACGCGGGCGGGGGGGGCGGCTGTGGCGGCGACCACGCAGGGAGGACACGATGCGATTGATAAGGCGACGAGCATTGGGGCTGTGGATGCTGTGCTGTATGGTCGGGACCATTCCGGCGTGGGCGCAGGAGTTGCCCCCGCGCCCGAAGGTGGAGCGCCTATTACCGGTGGGCGCGCTTTGCCACATCGGTAGCACGGATCAGAAGTGCTTCACGCTCGATGAGTGGCAGGATCTGGGGCACCTCGTGCTGGATTACCGCACCTTGCTCGACTGGGCGGGCCGTGCGGAGACGCTGTACGCCACGCAGGTGGTGCGGACCGCACTGAACGAGGCGGAGGGCCTGGTGCAGAAGGGGGCCACGGACGCGGCCCTCGCGCGGGAGGGTTTGGCCGAGGAGCGGGCGCGCGAGGCGCAGATCCAAGTGGGGGCGCAGCGGGCGCGGGCCAAGCGCATGGGCATCCTTGCGGGCGTTGCGGCGGGGGCCGCTGTGGTACTCGGGGCGGTTGTTACGGGGCTGGCGCTAGCGCGCTGAGGAGGCGACGATGCTGCTACGGCCGAACCCAGCGCAGGTGGTGCTTCAGGTGCTCGCGGTGGACCTGGACGGGACGCCCAAGCTCGATGTGGCGGGGGCCGCGGTGCGCGTCTACCATGTGGCGGGCGGCATCGAGGTCGAGGACCTGCCGCTGACGGACCTCGCGCAGGTGGGGGCGTCGAGCACGTGGCGCCTCGTGTGGCTGCCCGTGGCGCTCCCCGTGGAGCAGTACGTGGCGGAGTACCAGCTCGTGGATGTTAACGGGGTGGTATGCGTGGTGACGGAGGAGGTGACGGTGCATGACCTCGCGCTCCAGGTGGATCTCGCGCTGGTGCGGCAGGTGGAGACGGGGCGGTGGCGCATCCTTGGGGATCAGATGATCTTCTTCGGGGCGGACGACGTGACGCCCATCCTGACCTTTGACCTGAAGGATCAGGCGGGCTTGCCCACCATGGAGAACGTCTTTGAACGGAGCCCCGTGTGAACCGCCTAGTGACACGGGGGCTCGGGCCGAAGCATCTGTGCGTGACGCAGGGGTATGGGGGGATCAGGGTCGGGCGGTTGCGGGAGATCATCCGGTTGCTCTCGTGTCTCGCGGTGCAGATGCGGTTGATCAGTGCGGCCAAGCGGACGGAGGGGTGCCCCGATGGCCACTGAGGATTTCTTGTGTCTGACCTCGTGCGTGGCGCAAACCTTGGTTGCGTGCTCGCCCTGCGCTACGTTGGTGGCGCTGCGGGGCCCCGTGGCGCCCATGGTGGTGCTCGTGGGCTGTGCAGCCCCAACCTTGGCTGCATGCTCGAAGCTTGGGCTAGAGGAGGATCCGGCCGATGACTGACTGCTGTGATGGCCTCTCGAAATATTATGTGGGCGACGTCGGCACGAAGATCGTGGTGGATGTCTGCGTGAATATCACGACGGCGACGGCGCGCGAGTTGCACGTGCAGAAGCCGGATGGCACGCTGGTAACGTGGGTGGGAGCCTTGGAGGGCACCACGAGCATCGCCTATTTTGTGCAGCCTAACGACTGGGATCAGGCGGGGGATTATCGCGTGCAGGCCTACGTGACGATGCCGGGATGGGTGGGCCATGGGGACACCGTGCGGTTCCGTGTGAGCGCGAGGTTTGCGTGAGCGCGGGGCGGGACGTGGGGGCGGCGACCCGTGAGGGCGTCGTGTGGACGTGCGCGATGTGCGACCGCTACTGGTGGGGGCGCGAGCGCGGGTTGCCCTACTGCGAGGCCACGGCGCGCGGGGAGGCCTGCTGCGGCCCCTGGGGCGGGGGCACCTATCCGTGGTATGCGGGGCCGCTCCTCGGGCACCTCGCGGGCTACTGCTTCCTATGCGGGGCGGCCTCGCACGCGGGGGTCCGCGTGGTGGGCCAGCCTGGCCTGATCGGGGTGTGTGCGGGGCATGAACCCCTGGTGCCCCTATATGTGGCGCAGGCGCGGACGGATGGCCGTCCCCTGCCCCAGCACGTACCGATGCCGGCGGTGCAGCCGTGAGGACGGCGGGGCAGCTCGCGGGGATCCTGCGGGCGATCGTGGGGGTGCCCCTGCGCACGCGCGTGCGCAACGAGGGGCTCGCGGGGCAACTGGCGGCGCTGTTGGAGGAGCGGGCGATGAAGCCCCGGATGCCGACGCGCAACCCCCGGCCAGAGCAGCTGACGGTGGAGCAGGCCAAGGCCAAGTACGGGCGCTACCTCCAGCCCCCGTGGTACCTGATCGACCCCGCGCAGATCCCCTTCCCGGACTCCGCGGCCTTTTGGTGGGGCGCGGTGGCGCGCATGGCGACGGAGGGGCGGATCGTGGCCAGGGGCAAGCCGAACTACGAGCAGGCCATGCGGTTTTGGAAGAACCAGGTGAAGCGGCACTACGGCTACCGGCCCAAGCGCACGAAGCACCAGAGCATGATGGAGGGCATCCGCCAGCACCTTCGGGGTGCCTCGCGGCGCATGGGCCTTGAGAAGCTGAAGCCAGCTGACAAGCAGCGGGCGGGGCGCGTCACGATGGCGGCCAAGCTGATCAGCGCGCAGCGCGCGCAGAAGCGGGCGGCCAAGGCGCTAGCGACGCAGCAGGCGGCGGCCAAGCGGAGCGCGGCAGCGGTGAAGGGGCATGAGACGCGGCGGGCGCTGAAGGCGCAGGCGGCGATGCCTGTGAAAAAGAGGGTGGCGCGGAAGCCGCAAAGCGCGTAGATTGATCGAGCAACATCTCTGCCCTGCAATAGGGCGCCGGGCCGCCACTGGAACCACACGGTGCGGCCCATTTTTTTTGTTTAATGTCTTTTGAGCGCAGCGTAGTGTCGGGGGCTGGCATGTGGCGTGGTTGCCGTTGTCAGTCAACCCAACGAGGTGTTGGATGAGCGACAAGATTGTGGTGTGGGCGTTAGCCCCGGTGGACTTCCATGGGCAGGCGCTGACGGTGATCGATCGGGATGGAAAGCCTTATGTGGCGATGAAGCCTATTGTGGAAGGGATGGGGTTGGCGTGGCAGCCTCAGCATCGAAAATTGACGGAGGATGGAGATCGATGGGGGATCACCATAATGGTGATGCCTTCGCAAGGGGGCGAACAGGCTACGCTTTGTTTGCCTTTGCGAAAATTGACGGGCTGGTCGATGCCCCGCGCGTGGCGTTTGCAGCGAGTGTGGAAGCAAGCGAGACGAGCTACCTCGTGGGGCAGGTGGCCAAGATTATCAAGCGGGGGACGGGGATCGATGTCGGCCAGAATCGCCTCTTTGTGTGGCTGCGGGATCAGGATTACATCCACAAGGGGGGATCGCAACACAACGAGCCCACGCAGCGCACGCAGGACATGGGGCTGATGTTCGTTAGCGAACGCGTCTCCACAACTAAAGATGGCAAGGAGATGGTCACGCGCACGTCGCGCATTACGGGCAAGGGCAAGTTGTTCTTCTACGAGCGGTTTCACAGGATAGCGCTTAAGCGTGGGTTGGTCTCGCAAGCGGTGCCGCTGGAGATGGTGCAGCAGAATCTATTTGCGGGCGCCTTGCTGCAGCGGAGCTTTCTGCGGGTAGTTGATTGAGGGGTAGCGTCTGGCGGTGATACGCTGCGCCGTGGCGATGTTTTCTACTAAGGGCACGGGGCAGCGGTTCAAGGGGCGCAACGTCCCCCTGAAGCGCATCCGCCCCCCGGCGGGGACCAAGGCGGGGAACGCCCCGCGCGCGGCCATCTCGCCCGTGCCCGTCTTTGGGTGGGTCCCCCAGACGGGGCGGGACATCAAGAAGTTCTTCACGCTCTACCCCAAGCGCATGGCGAAGGGGCGCGAGCTGTTCCTGCTGGCGCTGGCCGAGGTGCTGCGCGAGGAGGTGCGGGGGCGCGCCCCGAGCCTCGGGACGATCCCCTACGCGGAGCAGCTCCAGATCGCCCTGCTGGAGGGCGTGGACGCGGGGGAGGGCGTCGCGGTGTACTTCGAGGGGCAGCCCGAGGGGCTGACGGAGCAGCAGGTGGGAACCACGCTGCTGTTCGTGGTGCCGCGGCCCGGCGCGCGCCCCTTCGTCGAGGTGCTGGCCAAGTACAGCCCGTGGCCCCCGGACTGGCTGCCGATCCGGCCGGACCCCCAGGACGCGACGCTCGTGGCGCGGGCCGCCCGTCCCGACGAGGTGGCGTACTTCGTCGCGGAGCGCCGGCGCGAGGCGGACCTCATCGAGGCGAGCTTGCGCGCGATGGGCGTGATCAACGCCAAGGTCGCGCCGCCGGGTGAGGGCGTGGGGGCCGAGGTGCACGCGGATGTCGCGTGGGCGGTGCTGCGGGCCGAGTTCGGGCTGGGCGGGGGCGAGGGCCAGGCGCACTGGCGTCCCGCGCTGGAGGCCCTTGGGAAGGCCATTCCAAAGCTGCTGAAGGCCTACGTGCGCTATGTAGAAACGGGGCGTTGGACGGGCCATTCGTTGCCGCAGGCGGATTCCCTCGGTATAAGTGATCTGGGCGGGGCGGCGGAGGCCTTTACACGGCGGATCGCGCCGTTTGCGCCGCGCCGGAAGTTCTAAGGTGGACAGTTGTCGGGTTGCACAGCAAGGAGCGCATCATGCCGAACAAGTTGGACCAGTTGAATCGTACGCTCGGGGACATCGAGACGGAGTTGCTACGGCGCCAGAACGGCGCGCTGCAGACGGCGCTCGCGGTGGCGACCGGCGAGGAGGGGGACGAGGACGCGGATGACGATGAGGATGAGGACGACGAAGAAGACGACGAAGAATAGGTTGCGCATGCGCGTGCGCGGCTCGCGGTGAGGAGTTGAGGTGGTCGAGAGCGCGTTTAGCACCGTGGGCATCCGCGCCTTTGATGAGGGCGTGATGCGGGCCTTTGGCGGCGAGCTCGTGAGCTATGCCGTAGATGGCACGCCGCGCCAGGCCTACGCGGTAGCGGTGCGCGACTGCCCCACGGATCTCGCCCACCTCGGGGGGCGCGTGCCCATCTACTGGGGCGCCCCGGATGACGCGTACCAGCACCACCTCCTGCCGTCGTACGTGATCAAGCGCAACAATATGGACGTGGCCTACGATCGGGCGCCGTGGTACGGCACCGAGCGCATGGCCGCGCCGGGGGCACGCCCCGTGGTCCTCCCCACGGGCGAGCGCGGGTACGACCAGTACGCGGAGCGCTGGAACGCACACCCCTTCAACTTCGCTTATGACGTGCAGGGCTTCGCGCGCCTGCGCACAGATGCCACGCGGATGCTCATGCAGATCCTGCGGGCGTGCAAGCCGCCGTGGTTTGCGCTGTCCGTCATCGACAGCAAGGGGGACGTGCGGCACTACGATACGGGCGACCTGAATATCTCGGACGTGTCCGACCTCACGGACATCGCGAACCGCGCGGTGGGCTTCACGGTGTCCTGGACGGTGCGGGCGGAAGTCGACCTGTGTGAGTCGGAGCATTGGCCGGCGCTGCAGGTTGTCGATTTGGCGATGTACAACTACCGGCCTGCGGCGGGCGGGCAAGGAGCGCGATTCTGATGTGGTATCTCTACACGGGCAGTCGGGTGCAATCGGTCGCAACGGGGCTAGGCAACACGGTGGCGGTGCCCCCGTATGGCAAGGTAGAGGTTCACCAGCTTGTGCCGAGCACGGAGTCCATGGTGAAGCGCGGGGTGCTGCGCCCCTGTGGCAAACCGATGGAGGCGAAGCTGGGGGTGCATCCCGCGAAGGTAGATGGCGGCGGGGCCGCGTTGCAGCCCACGAAGTTTGCGGGGTACTTCTCGGAGCGCGGCATCACGCGCAACCCCGAGCTGCCCCCGGTGAGTGCGGGCACGGTTGAGCCCACGGCGTTGGAGCAGGCCATGGCAGCGGGGGAAAACGTGATCGCCCCGCCGTCTGGTGATACGGTGGATCAGGAGCGGCCAGCGTAGGACGGGGACGTGGCAGAGGGCCCCGAGGGGGGCGGCGGCGCAAGCGAGAGACGACGGGCAACAGCGCGCGCGTGCGGCGCGGGAACTAGCAAGACGACCCGCCCGGATGGCGCGGGTGACGGGAGGAACGACAGATGCCAGAGCGTAACTATCCGGGCGTGTACATCGAGGAGCGCAGCAGCGGGCCGGGCCCCATCCAGGGCGTGAGCACCAGCAACCTCGGCCTGATCGGGTTCTCCAAGAAGGGCCCCACGAACCAGCCGATCCTTGTGACCTCCTTCCAGGAGTTCACGGCCAAGTTCGGGGACTTCACGGCGGCCTCGCTGGCGCCGACCGAGGCCTTCGCCTTCTTCCAGAACGGCGGAACCACGCTGTACTTCGTGCGCGTGGTGCACGAGGCCGATGCCGTGAAGGCGCGCTGCTTCCTGACCAAAGAGGTGCAGGACATGGAGGTCGTGGAGGGCGATAGCGTCGCGACCTACAGCTTCAGCCTGCCCAAGACCCCGGTAGTCCCGCACGGCAGCTACGGTCCCAGTCCCTACACGCTGGCCGCCTCCCTGGTACTGACGACGACGGACGGCGAGGTCGTGCCGAAGATCGGCACCTTCACGGACAATGGCGATGGGACGTTTACCATCACGGGCACGGGCGGATTCGACGATGGCGTGGATACCACGGGCTCGATCGACTATGAGACCGGCGAGGTCTATATCACCTTCGGGACGCCCGCCGATTTCCCGGCGGGCCAGTTCCTCACGGCGAGCTGGGTCTATGAGACCTTCCACTTTGACCTGAAGTGGTCGGGGCTCGCGGGCAACAGCTACCGCGTCGTGGTGAGCGGGACGCCTGACTACTACGTGGCTGCGACGGCGAGCTACCAGCGTTTCGATGTGACCATTGACGAGTACGTCGAGAAAATCCAGGGCTGGAACACGATCGAGACCTACCAGGGGGTCGTGCTCGATGATGCGAGCAGCCCGCAGTTCATTGCTACGGTGATGAACGACCTCAATGCTGGGTCGGAGATCGCGGCGGTCGTGGCCTATAACCGCGAGTTGCCGCCGGAGCTGGCGGGCACGCACTATGCGGCCAAGGACGTCAGCAGCTCTCCGGTCTACAACGGCGCCAACAAGGAGTTCGTGTACCTGATCGGCACCTCGGTGGCGAAGACCACGCTGGCGATGCAGTTTGGCTTCAAGCACAGCCCCCTGCCCATCATCACGACCATCCCGCTCATCACGGACACCACGTGGGCCTGGGCCCCGGCGACGTCGACCCAGCTCCACCCCAACACCTCGGCCGCGAAGACCTCGGTGGCGGCGGGCGTGCTCGTGAGCTTCACCCTGGACGGGGATGGCGCCAAGATCGCGGGCGATGACGGTGCGGGTAACCTCAAGCTGGTCGTCGCGGGCAACTGCACGGGCGCCACCGTGGGTCTCGTGAACTACCTGACGGGTGCCCTGAGCCTCGATGTGAGCGGGCTTGCCGACACGTTCGACGGGGTGGCGGCGGTGCGCGTTACGCAGCTCTATTACGGGCCCGTTGTGATCGACGACGGCAACGGCAACCTCAGCCTGCAGCGCCCCTGCGGGACCTATGCCCTCAACAGCAACGGCACGAACCGCGTGGACTACACCACGGGCGCCTGCACGCTGACCTGGAAGATCGCGGGCAACCCGGCGGCGGGCCCCACGGCAGACACCTATCCCGCCCAGGCGCCGATCACGAAGGCGCAGACCGCGACCTACTACACGCAGCCCGGCCTGGCCGTGGTGGAGCAGTTCTTTGGCGGCGCCGACGGTTCGGCCCTGGATCGCAGCGATGTCACAGGCGCCACGCTCGTCGCGGACTACAAGGGGCTCTATGCCTTCGACCAGGTGGATGCCATCATGTCGTTGGTGGTGGCGGACTTCCAGACCGACGAGTTGGTCTGCTCGGACGTCATCGACTACTGCATGCTCCGCAAGGACAAGTTCGCGATCTTCACGGCCCCCGAGGGCCTGGAGCCGCAAGAGGCTGTGAATTGGAAGAAGTTCACCCTCTCGCGCTTCACGAAGTACGCCGCGGTGTACTATCCGCACATTCGCGTCATCGACCCCGTGACGCAGGCGGCAATTAACCTGCCCTGCGGCGGCCACGTGGCGGGGCGCTATGCGGCCACCGACATCAACAAGAACGTCGGCAAGGCCCCCGCGGGCACGGGAGATGGCGCGTTGAGCTGGCAGATCGGCTTGGAGCGCGACCTCACGCCTGCGCAGGTGGGCGTCTGCTATCAGGACAAGCTGAACTGCCTCGTGAGCTGGCCGGCGACGGGCCGCGTGATCTGGGGCGCCCGGACGCTCGACATCGCGGGCGGCGAGTGGCCGTACATCCAGATGACGCGCCTCTTCCAGTTCGTCGAGAAGAGCGTCTTCAATGCCACGCACGTCCACGTCTTTGAGAACAACGGCCCGCAGTTGTGGGGGCGCGTGAAGCTCCAGCTCGACACGTTCCTGCTCGGGCTCTTTCAGCAGAATTACTTCGCGGGCACCTCGCCTAAGGAGGCCTTCTTCGTGATCTGCGACAAGACCAACAACCCGCAGAACACCGTGGACCAGGGCCTCGTGTTCGTCGACGTGGGCCTCGCGCCGAACAAGCCTTCGGAATTCCTGGTATTCAGATTCCAGCAGCGCGCCCTGGTATAGGGTTGGTTTTGTTGTTGTTTTCGAGCAAAAGGGCTGCATGTTGAAACGTGGAAAAAAAGCAGTACCGGCATTAGAGGCGGCCATGGTTGCGGTCGAGGTCGTCGAGACGTGAGGGCATGATCATGACGGATGTATTTGCGGTGCAGACGGTCCACGAGGTGGCGATCTCGGGGCACATCAACGGGACGGCCACGGATGGCGTGGGGACCGAGGAGACGATCGAGCGCGGGCGCATCCAGGTGTACACGGCGGGTACCAAGGGCGGGCTCTTTCCGGCGCATGCCCGCATCGGCATGCGGGTGGAGTACGTGGCATGGAATCTCCCCTCGGGGGGCTCGCCGACAATCACCGTGAGCCTCGTGGACGGCGACAACATCGTCTACAAGGTCGAGAGTCTCGCGGCGGGGACGGGCGCGGTGCGCTTCGGCAGCAACGGGTTCTTTGTGCCGCCGGGATGGAAGCTCAAGGTGGAGAGTTCGCTCGCCTGCACGGCGTTGGGGCGCGTGACGGTGTGCGTGTTCAGGGGGTGGAATCAGACGCTGCCGGGCGTGATCGGGACGGAAACGCTGCCGGGCTGAGGCCGGGCTAGAGACGAAAAAGGAGCAGACATGTCACGGGCAATATCGACGGACTTTTTCCAGAACTTCCGCTACCACGCGCGGATTATCCCCGGTGATGGGTATGCGACGACAGGGGATGCGTTCAAGGTCCAGGCGGGCTTCAACACGCTGACGGTTCCCGAGCTGACGATGGACGCCGTGGAGTATCGCGAGGGCACCACGATCTTCACCAAGAAGTTCAGCGGCATCCCGACGTTCAGCGAGGTCACGATGACGCGCGGCGTTACGGCCGCCGACAGCGACTTTTGGCGTTGGGGTCAGAACGCGGCGAAGGGCGGGGAATATCGCGCGGACCTTCAGATCCTGCACTTCTCTCGAGAAGAGGCCTCGGCGGGCAACTTGGTGGCGGCCAGCAATGCGGCGCGCGAGTACATCTGCCGCGAGTGCGTGCCGATCCGCGTGAAGCTCTCGGCGGACATGGACGCGACGAGCGGCGACGTGTCGATTGCGGAGTTTGGCCTCGCGGTCGAGTCCGTGCAGTTGTTTGTCAACGGCGAGCCCGTCTGATCCCCTCTGCCCCTGTGTGGTGGGGGTGGAGTTGCGAGGTAGGTAGTGGCGGATGTGCAGCAGGTAGCAGGCGATGTGCGTGGCACGCTCAAGGCGGTCAGCAAGAGCCGCATGTTCGATCTGTTGCAGACGCACCGCTTCTGGCTGTTGGACCTGATCCCCTCGACGACCTTTCCGTTTTTCGTATTGGGCTCGCCCATGTATGGGTTTGCGAGCATCACGGCCCCGGAGATCACTTTACAGACGCGGGAGATCAAGCAGCTCAACTCCATGTGGACCACGGTGGCCTACGAGGGGGGCGGCTGCGGGCCGATCTCGTTGACGCGTGGGGCCCGCATGAACGACGACACGTTCTACGATTGGGTGAAGCGGGCGATGCGCGGCTCCGACATGGTGCAGCGCACCCTGCTCCTCATCCATTACACGGGTGTCAATGCCTTCCAGGAGGCTGGGGGTTATAACCTGGACCTCCCGGCCCCCTTGGAGACGTGGGAGGGGGCCTCGTTCGTGCCGGGGCGCGTTTGGGTGCTGTGGTCATGTTTGCCCACGCGTTACAAGGCGGGAAGCGACTTTGACGGGAACAGCGCGGATGTGAGCATGATGGAGCTGGAGTTGCAGCCCCACGCGGTCGAGGAGATCGTGTTGGGGGCGAGCAAGTCGGACATGATGGCGGCGGCGGCGCCCATCGGCTTAGGCATCGCGGCGTTGATAAAAACGGCAGGATGAGGTGCGTGCATGGCGTGGTTGGCGAAGCTGAAGATTGAGAGCCGGAAGCTGATCGTGATGCTCCTCAGCGTGGCGGCCTACTTGGCGAACGCGCTGACGGGCAAGCACATTGATGAGCAGACCATGCTGACGTGCCTGGGGCTCGTGGGGGCCTGGTTGCTTGCCCAGGGATTGGCGGACCATGGGCAGCAGGGCGCGGCCATCGCGGTGCGACGCGCGGCCAAGCAGGGGGAGGCCGTGGCCACAGCGGTCACGGCGGCCCTGAGCCGGGCCCCCGCGGGGGCGCCTAGCGATCCCGACGCGGCGCAGCCCCAGTGGGCGGACACGAGCGCCATGGACGTGGCGGATCAGGCGGCGGCGGATCAAGAGGCCAGCATCTCGTCGGATCGCACGGTCATTGCGAGCTTGAATCATCGGTTGCTAGTCGAAAAGAAGTAACGGCGTTGCGCACGCGCATGCGCAAGGAGTATGGGCGATGGCACGGAATCTACGGGCGTTGGCCGCGGACCTGCGGACGATTGTGGAGTGGGGCGGGCGCAGCAGCGGGCGGGGGCGCGACCCCTACCTCATGAAGGCGAAGGCTGCGGGGACCGACGCCAAGGGCCTGGCCTACAAGAAGGGCGAGGAGGTCCTCTACTACCCCAACGACAAGCTCATCCTGGCGGGCGCCAACAAGGACAAGGCGTGGCGGGAGTTCCAGGCGGCGCGGGACGACGAGGCCTTCATGGGCGGGGGCTACTGAGCGCGATGCGCACCCTGTTGATGCAGCTTGAAGCGGCGCATGCGCTGGTCTTCCGGCCCATTAAGGGCGGGTGGATCGTGGCGGACACGGCCGATCCTGACATCCAGGTGCGGCTCTACCCGCACAACAAGGGCCAGGGCTGGGTGGTCTCGGTGTTTGATTACGCCCACGAGCGTGGGGAGACGGTCAAGCGCGAGGTGCTGCCCGTAGCGACGCAGGCGGAGGCCGAGCGCGTGGGCGCCACGCTGCTTGCCCAGTTTATGCACGGGAGTGCGGAGAGGAAGCTATGAGAGCGTTATTGGAGCGACTAGAAGAGGGCTTGCACGGGACCGTGGTTCAGGTGAAGGAGCTACCGGAGGTCCTGCAGAAGGCCCTCAAGAGCGTGGGCTATGGGCGGCGCGACATCAACGTGTCGGCGCGCGCGGAGGTCGACCTGAACCCCTACGCGGGGGAGGGGCAGAAGGGCTTCGCCGTGGTCGTCAACCTGGCGACGGGGGTCTACAAGGCCTCGGAGGGCTCGTGGGGCGGGGCCAACATGTTTGTGGCCCGGTCGATCGACACTGCGCAGGCAAGCTACCCCCTGCCGCCGGACGGCGCGGCGATCGTGGGGACCTCGGGCTACCACGGCACCTCGGCGAGCATCTCGGTGCACCCGAGCGCGCTGGCGCCCCTCCTGCCGGGCAACGCGGATGTGACGGAGCGGGAGCGGCGCATATTGGCGATGCTGGGGTTCACCTCGGCATACCGGAAGGAGCTGTTCGCGGACAACAAGGTGACGCCGGACGAGGTCGACGCCCTGGTGGCCAAGAAGCTGGTGGCCAAGAACAAGGCGGGGGCACTGAGCCTCACGACGGCGGGCAAGAACGCGGCGGGCGACGCCCGCGGCATGTAGGAGGCCGGTATGGGCACGCTGAGCAGCCGCCTGCGGGCGCTGGTCGAGGGGCGCGGGGGGCGCATGGAGACGGTGACGAGCCACACGCGGGTGAAGGTCTTCGATCTGCTCTGGGATCGGCACGACGGGTGGGTGGCGGACCTGCGCGACGAGAAGATCTACGATGTCAACGAGGGCCACGTCACGCAGTGGCCGGTGGACGAGGATGAGATCCACGACGCGCTGGAGAACGAGAACGTCGAGGAGGCCGCGATCCAGCGGATGCTGGCGGGCAAGCGGCCCATCAAGCTCCCTGGACGCGAGGGCATCGAGGTGACGGTGGAGCACGAGGAGCCCAAGCAGCCGCGCGATCCGGCCTACCGGATCGACTGGCCGCCGGACAGCATGCGCTGAGGAGAATATTATGAAACTGCTGATTGAGCGCCTTTCTGCACTTACAGAAAATAAAGAAAAAGATTGTGGAAACATGATCTTGGAGTTCAATGAGTCGTTTAAAGAGATGGTAAAAACAGGGGAGTTTGCTGCCCTGATGAGTGCGTTTGAGCGTTGGTACAAGCTCAAAAATCCAATGCAAGAACCCAAAGAAATGTGGCCTCGTCATGTCTATGCCTCTGGTCCATTGGATGAGGCCTTTCAGGCATTTTTAAAAGGCTATGCGTGGGGCCGACAGGTGGAGGCGCAAGGCTTTAAATGACTCCTGATGCTGCCGTGCAGCTGGCCCTAGACCACGTGCTCACCGTGCTGACGCACGCGGGGCGGGTGCGCCCGGATGCGCCCGCGCGCTGGACGGCGCCGCTGGAGCGCACGCCGGGCTGGGTGCAGGGGCGCCTGCGGGCCCCGATCCGGGGGCGCCTGGGCGGGGGCGAGGTGCGCCTGACGGTGCGGGCCCCGCGCTGGGCGGGCGGGGCCCCCTGGGTGCTCCTGCGGTGGACGCGGCGCCCCCTGGGCTACTGGTGGACGGCGCGCTGGCGCCTGCGGGATGCGGAGGCCCTGGAGACCGACGGCCGCCTGCGGGCGGTGCTCGCGGACGTGGGGCGGAGCGTGGACCGGAGCGTGATCCGCAAGAGCCTCAACCGGGCCTACCGGACGGAGCGGACCCAACCGGCGCGGGATCGCGCCTTTGCGAGCGGCCTGAAGGCCGTGTGAGGATGCCATGAGAAGCATGAGACGGTTGATCGAGGACCTCCAAGAGGCGATGACGATGCGGGATGTGGCGCAGAAGCACGCCCCGGAGGAGCTGGCGGCGCAGGATGGCGGGGGCAAGGTGCCGCCGGGCTACAAGATGGTGTTCGGCCGCTTGGTCAAGAAGAGGGGAATGAACAAGGCGGCGAAGATAATCGCGATTGGCAAGGCGATGCGCAAGGGGCACGCTAAGGGGCGAAGGCCGTATTGATCGCCAGGCTGAGGAGCCATGTGCTTTGCAGTCCGTGCGGGCGGAAGGGAGCGAGATGATGGGTACGATGCGTGCGTTATTGGAGCGCCTCACGGGGCGCTATCGGTTCATCTTCAAGCCAGCCAAGCTGGGCCATGCGAGCTTTGGGCCAGACAAGAAGCTGGTCGCGCATCCCACGAAGAAGGTCAGCGTGGAGCTGGAGCACTACGCGGAGACGGACCGTTGGTCCGCGACGATCTTCGATGGTGATGCGGAAGAGGAGTTTAGCCCCGACTACATTGTGGGCGGGCAGGCCTTTGCCAAGGGGCTCACGCAGGACGAGGCCGAGGAGGCCGCGATCGAGGTGACCCTGAAGTACCTGAGCGCGAAGCGGCGGTCCGTGCGCGAGGCGATCGACACGGACTTCAGCGACCCGGCGGCGAAGCTCGACGACATCGAGCGGCGCATGCTGAAGGCGCTGGTGGGGCGCTGGATGGACGCGGGGCAGCTCGCGCGGGCCGTGAAGGCGCATCCTGCGCGGGTGGATGTGCGGCTCGACAACCTGTTAGAGCTGGAATATGTGGAGCGCAAGGTTGCGGGGGATCGCACGCTCTACACCGTAGCGCAGGGCTAGGAGGCTGGACCGCGATGGGCACGGAGCAGGCGGTGTGGGAGTGCACGTTCGAGGTTGGCGTCAAGCTGGTGCACTATGCGGAGTCGAACACTTGGCGCGTCACGGTCTTTGATCGGGCGGCGGCGGCCGGCGATCCTGGCGTGCCCGTGGTGAGCCAGCAGTTTCAAGGGTACACGCAGGTCGCGGCCCAGGCGGCGGCCCTGACGGTCGTGTTGGAATACCTGCGGGGGCGGGAGCGGGCGCGGTGGCGCGCCGACGCGGCAAGGAAGGGATAGCCATGCCATCGCATGCGGTGATCATCCACGGGGCGCGCGTGCCCCTACCCCCCGAGGTCTTCGCGGTGGGGGGCAGCGCGAGCAACTACCTGGACGACGGGGATCCCGCGTTCCGGCGCAAGCCGCGCGTGCGGGCCCTCCAGCACTTCGTGTTGCACGAGACTTGCGGGAACACGGCGAGTGGGTGCAAGGATACCTTGATCCGCAAGGGCTACGGGGTGCAGCTCATCCTCGGGCCCGAGGGCCGGGTGAGCTGCCACGGGGACCTCGCGACGGACGTCATGGTGCATGCGAACCAGGTTAACCCCACGTCGATCGGTATCGAGGTGGTCAATCCTTACGCGCCGGCCTACGCGCGGCCCCCGTTTGGGCCCACGATCGCCGCACAGTGGTGGACGTGGATCCCGGCAGGGGGCAAGGCGCTGTACGTGTTGCCGACGCCGATCCAGATGGCCGTGCTGAAGGCGCTGGTGCCGTGGCTCTGCGGGCAGCTCGGGATCCCGTGTGCCTTCCCGACGGCGGGGCTCGGCCGGGGGCACGCGAAGATCAAGGGCTGGGACGCCAAACCGGCGGCGGTGCCGGGGCCGGGGGTGGTCGCGCACCGGGACTTCGCGGGGCACGCCGATGGGCGCTATCTACTAGAGCAACTGATGGAGGCCTCTCATGGGTGATCGATACTACGGCGGCCTGCCTGGCAAGGGCAAGACCAAGCAGGATGCGACCGGCAAGGCGCTCGCGGCCGGGCTGGAGCAGGCGGCGCGCGCCATGGGCGGGGCGGGGCGCAAGTCCGAGATCACGGTTAACGTCGCCTGGGCGATCAAGAAGGGGGATGTCAAGAAGGTAAAGGACCTCCTGTATAAACATGGGAGCGGGATTATCGGGGGGCAGGGCTCGGTGAACGAGATCCAGCAGTGGATCGACGGGCAGCTCCCCGAGGGCGTGGGCATGCGCGGCCTGCTGCAGCGCCTTGAAGAGGCGGCTGATGCGGGGGGGGATCTGGGGGCGCTGTACAAGGCGCTGTTCACCGCGGCGGTGCAGGGTCTCCTGGCCCATGCCGACAAGGGCGTGGGTGAGAAGGCCGTGTACGATAGCGTAGTCGCGAAGACCACGCAGGCAGCGGAGCGGTTGGGGTGGCGGTTTGTCGGGGGGAATGATGAACCTGGCTTTGAGAGCGAGCAGGACATGCAGGGCACGATCGATCGGGTGGGGAGGGTGTTCGATTACGTGAAGCATCTAGTGTTGAGGCAGGGGGATCTGGAGAACGTCGCCATAGCCGTGGGCAAGGTCAAGGGCACCGCGCCTTATGCCACTGTGTCGATGCTCGGGATGCCGAGCTTGGGGGCGCTGTCGTTAGGGTTTAAGCGCAAGGCGTAGTGCATGGCTAAAAGCGCGACGGGGGCGGGCGCGCGCGGTATAACGAGACGAGGACGACCCAACGCGAGGAGCGGACGATGCGGACGATGCGGACCTTGATCGAGGGCCTACGGGGGATGGTGGTGGAGGCGCGCAAGCCAGCCAAGGCGAAGGCCCCTAGGCACCCGAGCACCACGGCGGGGGAGCCCGTGAGCACCCATGCGGCCAAGGCAGCCAAGCTCCGCGCCATGATGCCGCAGGGCGGGGCCTTTCAGGGCAAGGCGAACTTCCCGAACATCCGGGCGCGGCTGGACGGCAAGTACGAGCCCGAGCCCTCGCCGCGTAAGAAGGCCAAGAGCGCGGGCGGGGATGCCACGATGCCGGGCCCGAGCGGGGACGTGGACGGCAAGTGGGTCACGGTTAAGGGGAAGCGGCTCTTCTTCCCGGACAAGCCGGGTGGGGACGTGCCCGAGGGCCCCTGGGGCGGCGCGCCGTTCCGACCGGGCTGGACGGGCCGGGGGGGCAAGTTCCGCGCGTCCAAGGGCGTGATGCCGCAGAAGGGGCAGCTCGGGCTTCCTGGCCTCGGGCGGGGCAAGCGGAAGCGGCAGGAGGCCCGCACCTACGGGGGGCGGCGCCTGAGCGAGGCCCTGGCGGGCTGCCTGGCGGAGTACAAGACGCCGGGGTGGAGCACGACGCCGAGCGGCAAGGGCGGCAAGGTCTGGAATGTGAAGCCGCCGGGCAAGAAGGGCGTGTGGCGCACCGTGGGGGGCAAGCACGTGTTCTACCCCCAGGATGGGAGCGGGCCCTGGGGCGGGTCCCCGGCGCGGCCTGGCTGGACGAAGAAGAGCGGGAAGTTCCGCCCCACGGCGAAGCGGGGCGTGAAGGGCGGCAAGGCGAAGCAGTAGCGCCCCGCGTGGGGCGCATGAGGTAAGCATGCGCGGACGGCTATCATCGAAGCTGCGGGCGATCGTGGCGGCCCCCCAGGCGGCGCGGGCCCCCGAGGTGGCGGCCCCGGCGCGCCCGGAGGGGCTGGGGCCCGAGGCGCGGCGCGTGGCGCGGCTCCTGCGGATGGAGGCGGAGCGCGCGACCAAGGGGCGGGCCTGCCGCTTCACGGAGGCGGAGGGCGGCCTGCGGGCGGTCCTGGAGGGCCATGATGCGGGGGCCGTGGCGCGGCAGGTCGCGCGGCGCTTCGAGGGCGAGGCCGGGTGGCGGGCCGTCGTGGAGCGCGACCGGCGCGGGGCCGCGGTGGTCCTGCGGGCGATCGAGGAAGCGGCCGTGGAGCCCTTCTCGGACGTGGAGGCCATTCAGCGTGACGTGGTGCAGTGGGCCAAGCAGCACTTGCCCAAGGAGATCACCGTGCAGGGGGTGCAGGGGACGATTTTTGTTGATGTTAAGGGGACCTCGGCGACGGCGAAGGAAGCATTGCTGGACGCCAAGCAGCAGGTAGGGGCGTATCTCTTGCAGCACTTTGGGCATCGTACCTGGATCAAGGCCAAGCATCGGGGCTTTAAGATGTGGACCTATGACTTTGGGGGGCGTCCCGAGGGGGTTCGCGTAGGGTTTGAGGTCAAGCGCACGCCGGAGGAGGCGATGGCGGTGCTGGCGGGGCCCAGTGCGTGGCATGCGATCCAGAAGCAGGACATCGGATGATCACGAGCGCGAACGTGGCGGGGGTCCCGGTGCCGCTGGGGAGCCGGATGCCCCGAAAGCGGCCGGGGGCCATCAAGCCGGGGCTCGTGCAGGCGGGGCGCCTACCGGGGCGCGGAGCGCGCATGCGCATGCGCGGGGGGCTCGTGCGCGTGGAGGCCCTGACGCCGGCGGGGGCCGCGCTCGACGAGGGCGTGGGGACGCGCATGGCGGGCATCCTCGGG